TATATTAGAGTATATAGGAGAAGCCATTCACTAAAGCGTCCCCTGAGCCAATACTACACAATCTCCTGCTGGAAATGTTTGAGTGTTAGAACCTTGGTCTCTAGCTACAACACATATTTGTTTTAATGTAGTTGTAGAAATAGATTTGAGTGCTCCTGATGAAGCCCCAATGTCTATGTCATCTCCAATCTGAACCCATCCAGAATCTAAAGGAGTGGTTGCAGTTGGTGTAGCACCTGGTGTTGGAAATATACTTCCATAAACTCTTACTTTAGGAGTGCTAGTGTTATCTGCATTCCTTATCTGTATAGTCATCTTCTCATATGCTGTAACATCTACAGGGTCTATAAGAGGCACAAAAGAACCACTGCTTGCTTGTATAGAAGCAGTAGCTCCATTTGTAACTTCTCTAACGTGTATTTTGCTGTTTATCTTCTTGCTAGTTTCGGTATTTGCCATTAATCAGCCCTCTTAGACTTCTTAAGTCCTTTGGGCTTCTTAACAGTATCGCATTTACAAACGCCTTTGCATTTGTAACTACCTTTTGGACAGTCTACTTCTTCTTTGGGTTCGGCTCTAGTAGGTTTGCTGCTAGATTTAGACCCCCTGATGTGAGTCTTAAGCCCTGCACCAGTCTTGTGTTCAACGACTTCTTCAACTTTTTGGAAGTCTCCACGAGCTTCAAGTCTTTCAATCCATTCGGCATCTTCGACTTCGATAACCTGTCCTTTGTTAACAAATAACCTGCCCCCATGGCGCCTACCAACAGTAACGCCAGTGGGGTTGAGGTTCTTAAATTTTGCCATTTAAGATACCTCATCTAAGCTAAGTTCAAGTCAGTTATTTTTCCGCTTGTGTTGAATCTCTTTACGATTAACTCACCAGCAGTGATGAAAGCAAATTGCTTTTTCAATGCGTTGGTTGTAACTAAGTTTTCACTTGCAATGTAAGTTGTTGGTGCTGCAATTCTTAGAGACATTGCAGTTTTATCTAACAAGTATATCTTAGATGCTGTGTCTTTGGTTACGTGTTGTGATACGTAAATTGGTATTCCATCATAGTATCCTACACGAGTATCAAAGTTCAAACCAGCTTCACCAGCTACTCCATTCAATGAAGCTGCTGCTTGGGCTCTAACATCAAACTGTCCTAGACTGTTTGATAGAGTTGTTAGTTTGCTCTTTAAGTTGTAAAGCGTATCATGTCCAGTTAAGAAGAACAAATCTTGATAGTTTGCTCCATTTTCCAAACAAGACCTAATCAATGTATCTAACTTGTCTACTGTAAGTGCTTCGGCTGTTCCTTCGGTTGAACCTTGGATACAAGCTGCTGGCTGCATCCATTCGGTGTAACCTGCTGCGCCTCTGTCTACTAAGTACATATCTTCTATGTGATTTGCAATGTCACTATCTGCTGCAACTGCTGCGGTAGAAGTGGTCATTTTATCAATAGATTCAAAGTTATTGTTAGAGTCATCTTGTGCAACGGTTGCTGCATCTGATGTATTAACTGAAGCTAGTAATTGTTTATCTAGGTAGAAAGCGTGTGCTTCTCCGTTTTCTTTTCTCAAGAAAGCGGCTAGACCTTTGATTCCGTCATCTGCGTCAGCTAGTAACTCTGCTCTGGTTGTTGTGTCCCAGCGTGTAGATACTTCTTTGATGGTTGCACTCATTTCTTTGAGTTCTGGGTGGTCTGCTGTACCTAATGCTCCACCTTCTGCAATACCAGTGGTGTTTGCATGTCTTTGATACATGACTCTCCATCCAGATTGTGTCCATCCTTCTTTATCTAGAAGCTTGAATACTTCTGACCTTGTATTTAATTGATTAAATACAGATGCTCCGAACATTACATTGAAGTAGTCACCATCTGTGGTGTCCAATGTAGTGCCGTCTTTTCTTATGCCATATCTTTTTGAGATTCCTAGTGTCCCGCCGTAATAAGCGTTAACATAGTCCTCGAAACTTGTTGCTGTGCTCATATTTTTGTTTCCTCTCCTTTCATGTATGCAACTTCATCCAATGATTTGGAGAAGTTAAACCAATCGGTTTTTTCATTAACTGCGGGAGTGTCAGATTTTGGTGCAGGTGTTTTTCTGCGACCAGAATATACGTTAATTCCGTATTTCTTTAATGTTTCTAATGATTTATGTAAGTCTTCGGCTTTCTCGGCAACAGATTTTTCTTCATCTTCTGCTTCCTCTTCTTCTTCGAGTTCCTCTTCTTCGGCCTTCTCTTCCATTTCCTCTTCTTCTTCTGGGGCTTCCTCTTCTTCTTCCTCTTCTGCTTTCTCTTCGCCAGCCATTTCCTCTAAGTAGGCCATGACTTCTTTGAGTTTTCCGAGAGTAGCTTCCATATCCTTGTAAAGCTCTTCGTGCTTATCAAGTTCTGCTATCGGTTCATCGAGAGCTTCACTCTTTTCAGCTTCTACGACTTCTTCGTCAGCAGGAGCATCGTGTGAATCTCCACAAGTACATTTGCTCATATGAAAACCTACCCAATGAGTTTAGTATATAAAGAAAACTTAGACTCCGTATATTAACTCTTAGGCTTTGGTTTTGGTGGTTTAAAGTCTGAACGGCCCATTGCTGCCCTAAATTTCATGCCACTAGTAGTCCCTGTCGAACCATCTGGTTTATTGTATCTTTGTCTAAATTTACCTGGATTTGTCCACAGTTCAACACAAAATGCAGCCTCATCACGTATAGGTTTTCTTGCACCTGTAAATTCAGTTGATAAATTAGACAACTTACGGGTATTTAATCGACAATTATCAAACCACGTTCCTGGCATTTCAGCACCTCTGCTTCTTTCAGGTTTTTTTTTGTCGTCTTCAGGTTTTTTTTTGATAAATGTTCCAAACTTTATCATACGCATTATGTCATCTAAGTAATTATTTGACTTCTGTAAGCGTTCTGTCTTTATTGTACAAGGGCATTCTGCTTTTGTAATATCAGATACATTCTTAGTGCTCCACATCTTACAAGACCAGTATCTTGCCTTATGTTTAGGGCCAGGATTGTCGCAATTATGTCTTGCTCTAAATTGTCTGCGTTTTTCTGGGTCATCACGTTTTATATCCATGTTAGGGTCGCCAAACTTAACTTGGACTACGTTACCTTTGTCGTTTTTAACATAAACTCCAAACTTCTTTTTATCTCCAGACAATCTACGTGGCTTGTTTAGCTCTACTTTACGGCCTTGATACTCTGCCTTTTCAGCTTTGGCTTTGTCTTCCAAACTCTTACTCCAACTGTGACCTGCATCTCCACCCATCATTTTCCACATTATGAATCCCTTACTAGGTCTTTTCTTATTGTCAAAGTTTTTACCTTGCGGGTCTACCTTCTCATGTCGACGATAATACTTGTGAATAGCCATTGCCATTTTGTAAGACACATATTTTTTATTAATTAAATGATTGTTAATGGCTTTAGTAACCTTACCTCCACCGTATCCGTGTTTCTTACGAAGTTCTCTACCTGTAATTGCTTCGTTTTTTACTCCTTTTGGAATTTTGTATTTTTCTATCTTTGTAAGTATGTCATTTAACGTATCTGATTTGCCAAATCTTCTGGCTTGTATGGCCCTTTCCTGCCTTATAGCTCCTTCCTTGGTATCATGGCAGCCCAGAAGCTTTCGGTTCTTTTTAGCGTATAAACAATATTGGCCGTTTTTTCGCTCTATTATCTTTTCAACCATTGCCTCTACTTCATCTAATGTTATTTGAACACTTTTAGATTTAGCCATAGATACATCTGTAACTTTGGCTTCAGGGTTGGCTGGATTATCACCAACCCAAGAAATAGACCAAAGAGAAAGTTCATTGATACGATTGTGGCAGTCGTTTTCTGAATGACATACTTTCTCTTGGTCTGTGGCTTCGCCTCGAATACTACTTGCACCCGACGGTCCGTAATCTCCTATCTCTTTCCAAACTTTGTCGTGCATTGCAATCTTATTGTGAATTCCTACCCTAATCTTAACCTTACCGTTTTTAATTTTGTAAGCTAATGGCAAACCAATTGGCATTTCTTCGTGACGATATGAATATACGCCGTAACGCATGTAAAAATCCATGGCCTCTTTGATAGTCTCAGTAGGTATCATATCGTTCTGTTTGTCGACGATAGGAGCGGAAATATAAGTCTCCATTACTCTATCATTATACCACTCTGGTCGGTAGATTTTCCAACCAGTGTCATTTTCGTCTGCCACAACCCAAATTACAGCATGTTATATTTAAAGGAAATCAAAACTCCGTATATTTTAGACCGTAAAGGTTTATATGCACCCGCCTTTAGGTAGTTATGGCAAAGAGTCATACACACACAGAACTAGTAGGCAAGTTCGTCTACTATCGCAAGCCTAATTACGCTTGGCAATTTGGAAAAGTCAAGTCAGTAGTAATGTATACACGAGGCCCAAAAAAGGGCCAATTAAGGTATGCACGAATATCAACCACACACTGGACTGGTAAGATGGTTGAGAAGAATGGATTCATGGTTCCACAAACTCGTTGGACAGGGCCATGTCGAAGAACTGATACTATCTATGAAGTTCTAGTTGGTAAGAAAAAGCTAGTTCCATTGGAGAAGTGGTTAAAGTGATTCGTAATAAGAAAGGACAAAGGAGTAGACGTGCCAGTGGTTCATCATATTGTGGGCCAACTGCATTGACTGTTCTTACTGGTAAGCGATACGACATTGTTGAAAAGGACTTACTAAAAGAAGTAAACAAGAATGTAAAGAACAGAGGAACAATGCGTTTAGATTGGTGGACTGGCAAAAGGACATTTATTCCTGCAAAGAAGCAAACCCAAATCAAAGGAATGTCTAATGGACAAATGCGTAGAGCATTAGACCGCTATGGATACCGAATGTATCGCTCTGATAATCATGGAGCTAATCAAACCTTTAGACAATGGGTTAGAGCAACACACGGTAAACGTGGTAAGACATGGTATCTTGTTGTTGCAGGCAATCATTACATGGTAGTAAAAGGAAACAAAGTATGGGACACCTATACACCTGACAAAGGAATGCCTGTTACAAAAATACCATGGAAGAAAAGAGCAAGGATGCAAGAATTGTTTGTAGTAGAGAGGATAAAATAATGGGCTACTGTTGGGACACTTTAGACAATGGCAAGTGTGAGAAATGCGATGGCCGACTAATGCTTCAGGATGACCCTGACACAGGATTCAAGGTTGACTTCAATGTGGTTTCACAGTTACCTTGTGGAGGAATGGGTGGTGGTGAAGATGGCAGGACAAGTTCTTGCCCTTCATACTGTCGAACAATTAAAGAAGCTAAAGAGCTTCAACAAGATTATGAAAAAGCCGTAACAAAAACAAAGGAGGTGAAAACTAATGGGTCGGATTATTAAAATTCGTAAGGCTGAAAGAGCGCAACGCTGGTGCGATGCTAAAGCAGCTCGTGGCGAATTGTGTGGTTGTATGTACTGTGTACGTGAACGCACGATAGCGAACGAAGGAATTCGTCAAGTGTTTGGCGATTACTAATCGCTAACGCTTTAGGAATGGTGCGTTAGTCATTTCGGCTAACGCCCTTCCAAGAAACTTTGGAAACTGCCTCTTGTTTTTTTGTAATGACTTGCGCATAAAACTCTGAGGCCGTGTTCCTTTTTTCCATATTGCATGACGCAAACTTTCATGGTTTTTAAATTTTCCACCTTTCATTTTCCTCCACTTTTCCATTTCACCTGCGTTCTTTGAATACTGAGTTGCACGTTTACTTGCTAATGGAGGTGGCCAATATCTCTTACCACCCACTTTACTTCCTTTCTTGTTAATGCGTTGTGGGCCTGTTCCAAATTCAACAAAAGGCGCATGTCTTATTTTAGTGCCTACATATTTTTTGAATGGTCTGTTGTTATCAGAAACAACACTACCAAATAAATCAGAATTAACTCCAATGCTATTTGATAAATTTGCATTGGCATCTGTTGCCATCTTATCTGATGTATCATTCATTGCAATGTTTACTGCTTTGTCAAAATCTACTTCTAAATCTTTAAAAAAATTACGAACTTGAGTTCCATTTTCTATTCGTATTTTCATCATCTGTAGCCTAATACAGTATCTACATCGTCATCGCCATACTTCTTTTTCCACTTCTTGTCTATATATTTCTGTGCTTTCTCGTAGTAGTCCATACGTTGCTTTTTTTGTGCATGAAGCATCGTTTGCCTGTCTGCATTCTTCCATGCTCTTTCTGTCTCGCACTCTTCACAGAAACCGTTAGCCGCTATATGGACTGTCATTGCTCCTCTTAAACACTTTTTACATTGTCTGCTCATACTACCCTCGCTAATACTGTTCTTTGATTTGGGTGCAACAAAGATGTACCTAATAGTTTTAGATTATATCTTGCTGCTATTTTTTTTTGTAATAAAATTAAATCATTCATGTATAAACCATCTGATGGAATGCTACGTGCTAAATCTCTATGCGCCTCACAAGTTCTTGTGTCTTGACCAACAATTAATCTATACTTGTATTGTCTGCCTGATAATTCTTCACCTTTTGCATAACCTCTTAGTCTGCCTTCATTGTAAATTGCATTGATTTCAGTCCTTGCTATCCTAACTAGCTTAAAAGTCGACGCATTGACCACTTGCCGCATCGTATCTACTATCATAGGTACGCTGCTACCCGAAGCAACTCCAGCCGTAATAGCGGCCCTTAAACCGTCAGTTAATCCAGATGCAAATGTTTGATAGTTCTTTGCAAGTATTCCTCCTCCTTTCATAGTCCTTAGAAAGTCATCATCAGTTGCATCAAAAGTTGGTTCTGCTTTTGTAAGGCCTGGTTCTGTAAATGCTGCCCTAACTCCATGCCGATATGCGTCATCTATGTCGTCTTCTAACGCCTGTTTCATTCTAGTAGCTATCATAATAGACATGTCGTTTACAGATTCTTGTAAATCGTTAACAGATTTTGCTTGTTTTAATTCTCTGAACTCTCTGGCAACAACTCTGCGTAACTCAGTGGCTGCCGCTTCCATGTATCCTGCTGTTCTTTTGGCTCCTCGGCCTCCTGCGACTCCTGAGAACTGTTTCGAAAATCCTGACGCACCACCTCTGGTTGTTGAGGGAGAACTAAATTTCCTTCATCATCCAAATCCATCTCCACTCCTACATTCTGCATTTGGGTCAATATCTGAGCCTTCAAGTTCATGTTGTTCAAATATTTTGTTTCATCTCTTTCGTTTATATCGTTAAATCTAATCTTCCATGTGTCAATTTCCATAAGTTTCAACAATGGTTTTAGGAATCCCATTTCCAAACATTGCTGGGTTTCTCTAATTGTTCTATCAAATATTGTAATCTGTTCGCCTTCAGAATTCAATCCACCCACTCCTTGCATCTGTCCTACGACTAATGGCATGACTCCATACGACGCATTAATGTCATTATTTATCCTATCCATGTAAGGTAACATCATTAATTCGTCCATATTAGGCATGACAGGAACGAATTTCGCCGTGTTTCCACCATCTCTGCTACTTAGAATAGGGACAAAGTTAGGATTTCGACGAGTTTCCTCTGCAATGTATTCCCCTAATCTATTCAAACTTTCTTCATCGTGGCCTGGAACATCTAAGAATCCTTTTGGCGGCCTTTCCAATCTATAAATCTTGTTTTGGAAGTTTTCAATAGCTAAAGCAGTTTCGATTTTCTTGGAAAGACCTATAATTGGCGACTGCCCATACAACCGAGCATTCGCACTGTATTTGTTAAAATGTATAATCTCATCACGTGCAAACGGTATCTTACCATCCTCACTCTCATAATAATAAGCCATATACTCTAACTCTACACCCGTTTCTGGATTAACAGTGCCTTCCATAAACTCTCTAGTTACTGGGTCAAACTTATCTTCCTCTACAAATCTACCATACTCATCTACATGAAACCGCATGTGCTTTGCATCCTCTACCCATAACTCCTTGACAATCTTACCAGATACACTGCCATCCTCACTTGCCATACGGTCATATACGATACTTACCCAACAGTCATCAAACACTTCTAACTGTCTTATCATTGCCTTAAAAAATTCAGAACCATTAATGTCAGCGCTACCGTTAGTTGGATTCCTAAGTAACGCCTCTAGCATTTTCCTCTGCCCTACATCGCCATTGCCAATAGCTTGGTATTCCCACCCTTTAGCTACTGATTGGGAAGCTATGCGTGTGATTACCGTCCGAAGATGAGAATACCTGTCCGCTAATTGTTCTAAATAAAATTGGTCTACCTGTGGCAATATAGATTGACGATATGCTGTATCTGTAGACACTCCTGAATAAACTGGCGTCCTTGCATCCTTAGAAACCTCTGCCGTAGCATCCTCCAGAAATGCATCTATGCCAGTTGCCTTTCTAACAGGCTTGCTTCGCCATCGGTCAAATAACCCCATTATAATCTCTTTTTAGTCTTCGGTTCTTCGATATATCTATTCATTATAGATTCTACTAATCGACCTACAGACACTCCCTGTTTCTTTGCTACAGTTTGCATCTTGATTTTAGTCTCTTTTCGAATTCCATAAAGCTCAAACCTCGCCATATGGAAAAGCAACAAATAAGGGTAGCATATAAATTTACGGGATTATATTTACCTGTGGCATTGAATATACCCCCATTTACAGTGTTATTAGAGAGTTAAGTGATGTTTTGTATATAAAAGAAAATCACAAAAGTGTCATTACATGAAATCCCAACGGACGTAATGTAACCTTCTTTTCTCCATTTCTTGTATCGCTAATTCGCACATCCAAAGCGACATAACGCTATCTGGAGTATGTCCTTCTAGTCTTCCGTTCTTTCCGTAAACAAGCCGACTTAACCCATCTACTAGTTTTCTCATCCCTGGCTTTGAGTTTTCTTTTGATGCCTTATCCCACGGAATTATGTACTTTCCTTGTTCCATTCTTACTGCAATCCCTGGAATTCCTGTATCTACTTTGTGCTTTTCCCTACCAGTATTGTGTCCTTCTACTGGAACTCCTTCCAACTGCTGAGCTGCATGTACTACCAATCTCTGATAACCATTAGACTCTACTATAATTTTAAACGGTTTAAATCTTTCACTTAATTGTCGTAATGTAAGTAACTGCGCATCTAACCATGCATTACCTTGAGCCTGTATCTTACCTGTCCAGTTGTAAAGCAACTGACGCACCCCTGTATCTCGATTATACGCAACTACTGTGTAACTTGTCTCATCATTCATTGTATCCATACCTACAGCAAGGTCGACTCCCATGATTGTTTCCCAACCTTCTGGCGCTAATCCCATACTTACCCCTTTGTCTAAGCAATTGTTCAATACTTCGTAAGGTATAACGGCACTCTCTGGGTCCAATGGATTTAACATATACTCAGACTCGAAAGCTCTGCTTCCCATTGTGTATTTTTCTTCTTCTAACCTTTCTAACGTCCAATACTCTGGCCACCTCGGAGTCTCATCATCTAAAAGCGCAGGATGTCGCACCACATTCCACTGCGGACTCTCTGTTACCCAATCTGTCGCATCGTTAATTCTCTTCTGAGTTCCTACTAATAAGATTCTTTCATCAGGAAGTCTCATTGGCATTACAACTCTTTTTATGTAATGTATTACATTCTCATCTGATAAAGACGGAAACTCCTGAAGTACATCGTCCAAAATAATCATATGAACGTGTGGACCCTCAAGTGCCTTACCAATACTGGCCGCATGAACCCTACTTCCATTGTTAAAATACTTAGCACCTTTACGCCAAGCTCCAACCTCATCGCTACTCTTTTTCTTCATCATTCCTTGAAGCCTCCAAGACCTGCGACACAATTCCTCAAACTGTTCTAACTTGTCCCATGCCTGTTCTAATGTTGCTGAAATATATAATGCTCTAAAGTTTTGATTTGTAAGCATATGGTATGCTAAATTAGACAAAGCCCAACTGGTTTTCAAATGCCCCCTAGCACATATTATGGCCGTATGAGTGCCTTTATTGAACGTTTTCTCCCATTCTGAGTGCATTTCCCCTAGAGGAACGAACGTACCAGGCTCTTGTTCCATGTAATTTTCTAATGTTTCATTGATAAACTCACCTAACGTCTGTGGAGTCTCTTGCATCATATTGTATGCAAAGTTTATCGCAGCACTTTTTGATTTGTGGTCTAATTCAAAATCTTCCATATTTCTTTTTAACCAATTCACGGTCAATATTTACTACTATCTCTTTAACGTCATAATCATTATACAATACTTCATCTCCTGCCTTATACAAGTCATCCGTCTCGTAAATTACCTTGCCATCTTTAACTATACGAATCATTATTCACCTGCACACCAAATACAAAACCCCATTTTATCTAAATAGCCATAACTCTGACTTAATGGTTTAAATGTTTTATTACATTTTTTACATTTTAAATCTACTAATCCATAATGCCATTTACCATAACCTTCTTGGGCCATCATAACTCCCTCAACCAACGCTGACCATCAAAAGAATAGATATCAAACTCGTCTTTATACTCAAAACGTGGAATCATATAGCATTTTGCTACCTTTTCATCGCTGTCATAGTGAGTTTCCCCCACTGTTTTGCTCGGAAACTTCTCTCGTAACAATAAATCCTGCAATTTCTGGGTTTCTATAAGCCAAATTTGCTTATCTGACACGTTTACTAAGTAATAAACAAAGTATTTTGCCTTCGTAATACCAATCCCACTCGACTTTCCACGACATTTATACTCTATTGCCATGTTTCCCGACCCTCCTTTGTCCCAATCCTTCTCCCAAAGGTCAGTCTTTACCTCATACGTTACTAAATTAATATCTTCATCCTCAAAAAGAAGGTCATACGCACTCGTATCGTTATCCTTAATGTATCTTTGCCCTAATGTCGATTCGACAAAGAACCTAATAACCTGTTCACCCTTCTTTCCATCCTTCAAATCGTCGCCAAAGTTGTAATTCATAGCAGTAACTCCTCACTAAACTTCTGATTTGCATTGACAACCCTGATTTCTAACGGATAATGGCGGCTTTTTCGCAAAATACTATCCGAATCCTCAGTATTTACCACCTCATAAATGATTCCCTCGTCCGCATCTATCACATCTGCCCTCAAACCTGTGTCATCAAAGATAGCTTCCGTGTAAAACTCGTGCCCCCACTCCTTTAACTTTCTGCAAATCGCAAATTTCATGTCAATATGAGCCTTAGTCTCGTTATTACTCCACCGAAACGCATTTCTATTTCGATTACTGGTCCTTAAAAGTCTCGAAACCTTGTTTCTCTGCACCTGATTGCTCATTTTACGCCCTTAGTCTCACCTATACTCTTACAAGCTTTGCAAGTTACCTCGTGCATCTTATCTGTGCCTATCACATCAGGCGCCTCCTCATACTTATGAGGAAATCCTAACCAACGGCCACACAACGACCATTCTGTCAATCCCATATATCTATGCACTATCCTAGCCACGGTTACCCACCACATCTCCCATTATCGGCGTGTATATGTCGTGCTGCTTGCACTCATAGCAATCTACCAAAGGTCTGCCCTCTTTCTTCTTACTGTAAATAAAATGCTCCTCTCCTATGTTCCTGTGTTCTCGCACCCATCTGTTTCCGCAAACAAAACAATCAAATCTCCACTTCATTTGCTCCACTCCCTGAAACGCTGCTCCCAGCCCTCTCTAAACTCTGACACCGCAGGTGTCGCCAAAAATACGCCGTCATCATGCTGTATCCTCCTGCGCATCCTACTTACAGTCCCCTTGTCTGGAGCATACTTCAAAAGCAAATATAAATCAGAAAGAAACTCTTCCTCCCTCTCACATCTGTTTTTCCTAGGTATTGCCCGATAATAATCCCTCAATATCATAAAAAACAACTCTACATCGCTGTCTCTCGTGTGAGGGTAGTCTCGAAGATAAGTTATTACCATCTTCTTTGTCGTATCTAAATCACTAAACCACTCTTTCATCTTTGTTCCTCTTTTATTAACTCTCTCAAATCTAATGCTTGCATGCAACGCTTGCAATTAACATATTTTGTTCCTCGCCTTAACATAAACTCATACTCCGAAGGTGTACACTCATAACCACACATTGTCAACCCATGCACCTCACTCGGTGCGTGGCGCTTCTGCATCTTCCCCCATTATCTGCTTCTTATACCAATCAACCCCTGTCCAAAATCCTGCCACAAACGCACCACATATCAAAAGCGCAACTAAATAATCACTCATTACGACACTCCTGACAATATCCACCATCTAACTCATAACTCTTCGTCGTCATAGGATAACCACAAATTTTACATCTCCAATAATCACTCATAATCTAATTTCTTTCGCTCCTCTACCATATCTCTAACCATCTGTTTCATCAATAACGTAAATATATTTAAACCTGTCTCAAACGCCTCTAACTCCTTATCCTTATACTCCATCACATTGTCATTGCGTATCTTAATAGCATGTTGAATCAATTCATCCAACTGCACTATCCACATATCTAAACTATTCGCCATCTACTTGCTCCATTGCCCACTTTTGTAAATCATCCATAGCACCATGATAACCTGTCAAAAACGCCTTCATATCTGAATCACTCATAGGCACCCACTTGTGCAAGTCATGCACATCTTCTTTCAAGCCCGCCATCTTGCGCTTCGCAAAATTTCTAACGTCTACTAACCGTATGTCCGTCTCCAAATGTTTCTGGGTCCAAACATGCCCTTTTTTCCAAACCTTGTCACTCATATGCCTTCCTCCAACCTACTGACATACGCCATCAAAAATTTCTGCCTTATCTTCATAGGCATCTCACTCTCATCCAACGCATACTCTATACACTTGCTAATATGCTCAACAACCCCCTCTCTATCTGCATTCAACGCTTGCAATTTGCTTTGCATCTCTGTCAACTTCGCAAACTCGTGACCCCTTATGTCAGCCCCTTCTTTAGTTCGCATCCTATCCAAATACTCCTGGCGAACCTCCTCTATCTCTCCCAACTGCTTGCCAATGTAATCCTTGACTCTGTGCTTAGTCTCCTGGACAATCTCATATTGAACCTCACCCTTTATCTCATCCCAACCATTCTTCCTAGCCCAACCACTTATCGTACTCTGGTCTATCTTATTCACCTCATCAAAACGTAAAGCCAACTCTTCGGCAATCTGCCGCATATCTATGCCTTGTAAATACAATTCCATGGCTGCATTCTTCACCGCCATTCCATATTGCCTTTTTGTTTTAGGCTTCTTCTCTACAACTGCATCTGCCATGCTCATGCCCTTCATCTGTTGTAACAGCTTTTTGCGTTTATCTGTCGTCATCAAGCACTCCCTTCTTCAACTGCGCATAAGCCCACAATGCATCCCATAACTGTTCCTGCATAGTAGTCCCTTCTTTCTTCGCAATATCCCGTATTGTACTCAATGTCTCTATCCTATCCTCATGCCTTCCCACACTAAGCAAGTGTGTCTCTGGCTTCGGCTTGTCCTTAGCATATCCTACCATGAGGTTCCTATAAGCCCCGTCAATATAAACCTACCCCAAAAAAAAAATTAGCGACTCACGTTTCAAAATATTAGAAAATTTATAGATTACCTACCTTGGAAATATGACCCCTACCCCTTTGACATGGAACCCCGCCACCTCTCCCGCCCGAGGGAAACCCTAGACGATGCATCCACGTGGTGACTTCTGGAACTTATTTTTGTGCTTGATTTCGGATTAAGGTTTATAGTAAAAGAGATTAAAATTTAATTATCTTTTTTGATGCTGTTAAATGGATTCTAATAGGCTCTAAATTGGTTTAGTATCTCTTACTATTCTATCTATTATTTGTATTGTTAAAGTCTTTAATTCTGTAAGTTTTCAGTTATTGGTCTTTTGAGGGTTCGTTTATCGTCGAGAGATTCGCTCTTATGTGTATTGTTTTTTACTGGGTTAATATTAGCCTGATTTAGGGAGTTTTTGATAGTTAAAAGTATTCTAGGTTTATATAGAGGTGTCAAATTTTAAAGGACTCTGGAGAGCTGCTTATATAAATAAAAATGAGTTTCTAAAAATGAGGCTTTAGTTTATTTAAATACTAAGCTCTAATTTAAGCATAAACCTATATAGTTTATTTAATAGATGGCCTTTAAAAAAATGTGTTAGTATTTAAAGAGAAAAAAAGGGCCTATCCTCTATAACTGCATTTTTCTAAAATGTTGCTTCTAGCGTTTAGCTTAAGAAAGAGGTTTGAAATTTTTTTAAGGTTTAAGCATAGAGATAAGCTCTAACCTATGAGCGGGCCAAAAAATACGCTTTCTGACGAATCGCTAAAAACAGCTAAAAAACCTCGTTTCTTTATATAGGATACTATAAACCCATTTATCGACGATAAAACAGCCTAAAAACAGGGTCTTTTTGCCTATTATAAGAGAAATGCTACTTTTTGATTTACTATATAGTGAGGACAAAATACCTCGAGTGATAAAATGAATACACAAACAAAAATAAATGAATTTGTAAGTAAGGAACCAGCCGACGAACTGGCAGCATTCTTTGAAGAGTGCCACATATTCGGAGACTCTAGACTGTACCGATGGGACCCAGTCTTTAGAACCTACGAAAGGAGGGACTTTTAGATGGCTAGAACTCAGAGAGAAAGAAACGCCTCAAGCCGCCGTTATGCATACGAGACCGATTACAGCAAGCATACAGAATACCTTAGTTATGAGGAAAATGAAGCGTACCGTTTTGGCCTTAGAACCTATGGCGAGGATGTCGTTAAATTCCATAAAAGACACTGGGACGAAATCGACATTAAAGAAAACCCAATAACTGAGCTTTTAAGTTGGTGCGACAATAAAAGCGATATTGGCCACGCTTTTAGGAATTTTTATCGTCGACAAATTAACGAACATTTAGAGAAAATAGGCGATGAACCAGACCCAAACAACGCCGAAAAAGCCCAAACTTTAAGCGACACCTTAGACGAGAAACTAAATGAGTTAGGTTTTACAGAGGCTAAAAGCTCGAAAAGCTACGATAAAAAATACACTCATAAACTCAAAGTTAACGACCTTAAGGACCTATTCAGGCGGAAGCTAGAACCACACTATAAAGAGGAATTAAAGGAATATACCGAATACGTCGAATTAAGAGCGTTAAAAGTTGAGGATTGTCAGAGCCGTGAGGTATTTACTAAACGTGTTCAATTTTTCCACGCTTTTGTAAGTCTTTTTGAAGATAGAAAAAAGGCCTATACTGAGGATATTGAGAGAATACAATTAAGCATAGGTAAGGGCCATTATGAGAGCCTCGCAGGACCTCGAGACAGTCGCAGTTATGGCCTATATCCAGAACACGCCAGAACTTCGGCTTTTAGGGCGTTAAATTATGCCACTGAGTGGCTTAAGGTATACAACCCTATCATAAACGAGATAGAGCGCCTTAAAACCGCCCTAAATGCACCTGATACGCTGAATAATATGGGCTGGGATAATTCCACCTTTACTAAATGGCATCATGTCGATATAATCAAACTTGCTAATTTCGACTATCAAGGATTTTTAACTTTCTTGCTTGATTTTAGGCAGAGATTCGGCAAAAAAGAAAGGGGCGAAAAACAGGCTTTAAGCGGCTGGCGAATTTACGAACGTGACCAACATAGTGGCGGATATCAACGCAGCCATTACGGCGCCGATGAGTGGGACGTTTTCGAGTGTAGCTTAAACCTCGACGGATACTCTGGAACTATAAACGAGATACTAAACCAAAAACTCGAAACGGGCCAGATATACACCATTTCAAGCGCTGGAAGAATGGCCGAGATTGTCGAACATACAAATCACGAATACCACAAGAAAAACGACGGTTTGGGACGATATGAAAGAACGCCATTAATTCGGGTTAAAGTTTCCGACGAAAAGGACGCCGACGCTGGGAGGTGGAAATTATGAAAAGTTATTGTGTAGAAATTGAGACAGATTTAAGCGACCTTGTAAGTTCAGCTATCGAGGAAACTAAACGCTCTATAGCTTGGCTTCTAAAGGAGAACGAAATAGACGAAACTATGGATAAATACAGTATAGTTGATGTGCTGGAATATGATGGAACTTTGCACGAAATTATAGACGGTTCCGTACCTGTTTATACTGCGGAATTAGAGGCGTTAATGTTCATCCATAAATGGGACTTGATGGAGGCCTTTAATGATGCGGGAATTTGCACCGTTGACGAGGTCTTAAAGAATCCTGATTCCTATACTCTAGGCCTCGAGGGAGTGGCGGTTTACTGCTACATTGAGCAAGAGGTTAATGCCTGGATAGAGGAAGATTTAGAGGACTGGTTTAGTGCTAAATTTGGAGGGGAGAATGATAGTTAGAATTTATCTAATTTGGGAAGTTCATAAAGGAGGACTCCATGAGGATGAGAGCCGATGGTCTAAGACCACAAGAACTCTAGACGTTCACAAAATCCCTTCGGGAACTTCTGACGAAGACACCGCCAAACTGATACAAAATATAGAGGATAACTACACAGAAAGTTATAGTAATCAGGACTATAATTATCAGTTCGATAAAAGTATTATTTTTGAAGGATGGTTTGAGGATAACGCCACCCTTGAGGAGATATACAGAGAGGCCCTAATAGGGCAGCTTTGCGGTGATTAAATGTTTAGTTTATCGTCGATAGCTAGAGCAATTAGCGCAGCTCTAGCAGAGCCCCCCTGAAAACCTACAAACTCGTTTTTTATCGTCGGAGGTCGTAGGTCCTCCGACCCCATTTTTAATTAAATCTAGCTCAGGCTCTAGAGCTTGGGTTTATCGTTCGCATAGGATAGAAAAACGGCCAGAATCTAAAAAGTGGCAGGGAAGGGGTCATAGTTGTCTCGAAATCATTTTGTATACAATCATAGTAAGGGTTGCTATAAACCCTATTAGCGGCCACGTAAACCTATTAGAAATCGAAATCTATAATCAATTATTTATCAGGGTTGCAAAATCTCAATATCTAGAAATCAGGACATTAAAAAACGTAATGCGCCCCCACAGGCCCGCACGTTTAACCCATAGCGCTGGCCATATTTGGACTCAAAATAACGCTGTGCGCCCCCACAGGCCCCCGTGTTTAACCCATAGCACACCGCCTAAAAAGACGTTTCACGACGATAATGGGTTTATAGTAATACTTATATAGTGGGTTGCTATAAGCCTGATAACATGAAACAAAAACATGACACACAAACAAACGCAAGCAGCTCGAAACAACGGGCACGAGGTAACTAATGAAGGATAGGTTACAAACAATAGATAT